CAGTAAAGACGGTAAAAAGAAACTTGGCACATACGATAGTCGTAAAGCGGCTGAAAAGCGTCTAGGACAAATAGAATACTTTAAACATAACGAAAATGTAGAAGAAAACTTTGCTGACGGTAAGGTAAAAGGCAAAAGCAGACCAGGACGTGTAAAAAAGTCAGGTGCTAGTTGCAACGGTAGTGTGACAGAGTTACGCAAACGTGCTAAAAATGCAAGTGGCGAAAAAGCTAAAATGTATCACTGGTGCGCCAATATGAAGTCGGGGAAAAAGAAATGAAAATAAAAGATCTATGTGAAACAACTGCTGTTGAAATGTCTGCAGGTGCAGTTGCATCTAGTATGGGCGGCGGTAACGGATTTGTCAATGGCGGGCCAGGTACACTGACACGATCAGGATCTATTAAACCGTCTAAGAAGAAAAAGAAAAAGAATAAGCGATAAATACATTATGCGTAGAAAAGATATAGTAGAAAATCCGTTTAAAAAGTTTCAGCAAGGTGTTGCTAAAGGATTCACTGCGACACAAAAGGGCGGAGCAATTGGGCCTGATTCTTTAGCAAGGAATATTAAAACATTTTTTACAAGTACAGGTAAACCAGAAAACAAACCAAGCAAAGACACTACTGTGCAAAAAAAAGGCACAGACAACACAGATAAAAAAGATAAAAAAGATAATATAAAGCCTGGTACGCAAACAAGCACTGAGCCATTAGATCCTAAAAAGCCTATTCCAAATTTAGTTACGTTTACAGATGGACGAATTAAGTATGATTGGAATCCTAAAAAAGGTAAATGGATAAGTACTATAGGCGGAGCTCTTTCTGCACAAGATGGTATAAAAGCATATAATAAGACAGATAAAAACAAAAGAGAATTTGTTATTGAAAACAAATCAGAGGATAAAAATATGAATAAAGCAATTAAAGAAGGATTAGCTGATTTAGCTGGCAGAGCAGAAGCTGATCACGAAGTGCAAATGGCTAGAGCTGATCTTTATAAGATTGCTAAGTATGCCATTAAACTACATGATATGTTAAAAGATGTTTCAGAAGAACAAGGACTAGAAGGTTGGGTACAAGCTAAGATTACTAAATCAGCTGACTACATTGGATCAGTATACCATAACTTAGATTATGATATGAAGTTTGGTGACGGTGCCGACGAAGCCGGTCCTAATGCAGAAATGCAAATGGGTGAGTCAAGAGATACTCATTGTTCAGACAAATGTTGTGGCTCTGATGTAAAAAGAGAAGATTGCAAATGTCCACCAGATTGTAAACATTGTAACTGTAATGCAACCAACGTAGACGAAGGCAAGTACAAAAACGATGCACAGCGCAAAGCAGTACATGCTTCAAAAGCAAAAAAAGACAAGTATAAAGAAAGTATTGCAGAAAGATTAGCACAAAAACTATCAGGTAAGTAATTATGGACTATCACGAGCTACAAAGAAGACTATTTGATATCGAACCAACTAATCCTGCAGAGGATAAAGCAAAGATGATGGCAGCATTACAAGGCGGCTCAGCTGCTCCTGTTGCTGCTCCACAACAAGTAACAGAAAGTTATGAAGTTGCTCAAGGTTCATTACAAATAGATCGTGATTACAGTGTAAATGATTTTGCTGCCCTAGCAGGTGTATCTAAACCAACTTCAAGAGTATCACAGCCTATAGTAGAATCCAAACCAGATACTATTATTGTGCAAGACAAAGATGCTCGTATTGCACAACTAGAAGAACGTGTTGCAAGATTAGAAGAACTATTAACAGAAAAGTCTGTCTCTAAAAGTCAGCAACGTGCCGCTGGTATTGCACTATCAGCAAAAAAAGGTAACATTCCTAAATCAGAATTACAAGGTGCTTCAAAAGAAATGATGAAGATGAGTAAGAAAGACTTAGAAGATTTCGCTAAGACTAAACACAAAGGTCTACCGAACAAAAAGAAGAACGAGTCAGCATCTATTAAAGATATGCTATATGCAAAATTGGCAGAATACGAACTTAAAAAATAAGTTTCCGGTTGACTTTTATCTAAATATCCACTATAATATAAACTGAACATACTAACACATAGGAGTTAAATATGGGTAGTCGTACCTACGGGGCTGATGAAAAAGCCAAACTTGAGCGTCTTGTTCGTGAAGGCGTAACAGTATTACAAGAAGTTGAAGATTTACAAACAGGCTTAAAAGATACTGTAAAAGCAATAGCAGAAGAAATGGATATTAAGCCTGCTATGATTAATAAAGCAATTAAGATTGCTAAAAATCGTGATTGGGATAAACATGCAGATGCATACGATGATCTCGAAACAATCATTACTACATTGGGATATGATAAGTGAGTCTATGGCAAAAAACTAAAGACTTTTGGATACGCAGTTACACCAGCGATCGTCAAGCATTTTATTATGAAACGATCGCTAGTGCGTGTGTATTCATTAGTATGACATGGATTGCTGTAGCACAGCCTAATCCGGATTTTAGATTTATCTATCCAGTTAGCTTATTAGGAGCAGTGTTTAGTATTTTAGCGTTTGTACGTAGAGGTGCAGGTTGGCCACTAGTAATGACAACATACTTTGCATTCCTTCATATAACAGGCTGGATACTAGCAATGGGATTTTTCAATTGATTCTACAAGAAACTAACATCAAGTGGATAGGCACAATTCTTTTCTTTGTTGCTGCCTTACTACTTTCTAGTAACTTTGAATACAGTCGTTATGGGTTTATTGTGTTTGCAATGGCCCATGTACTTTTAAGTTTTTTATTCTTTAAGTTAAAAGACAAGCCAATGTTTACACAAAACTTTGTGTTTCTTTTTGTAGACTTATACGGAATATACAATTATTTCATAGCAGGTTAAATGACTTACACATATGAGTGGAGTGACTTTATAGGCAACATAGGAGTTGTCATACTAGTTGGAACCTTTGCCTTACTACAGTTTGGCAAAATAGATGCAAAAGGTTTTTGGTATAGTTTTAACAATATGATTGTTGCTATACTGCTTGGCATTAATTTATACTACAAACCTAACCTATCCAGTATTATTATTGAAGTGTTTTGGTTTGCGCTAAGTATTTACGGACTGGTACAATGGTACAAGTCTCGTTCAAAAGAACATGTAGATGGTTAAGTTGGCCATAAGCAACGAGGAGAAAATTAAATGCCATACGTAGACGCGATGTTTGATCGCGATCAAGATATTATCCGTGTCGTAGAACGTCGAGACGGAAAAAGACAGTTTACAGAATATCCTGCAAAATACACTTTTTATTATGAAGACCCACGTGGCAAGTACAAGAGTGTGTACGGTGACCCACTAAGTCGTATTGTGTGTAAGAACACTAAAGACTTCCGCAAAGAAGTTGCTATCAACAGAGACAAGACACTGTTCGAAAGTGATATTAATCCAATCTTCCAATGTTTGAGTGAGAATTATCTCAACCAAGATGGTCCTAAACTACAAATTGCTTTCTTCGATATTGAGACGGACTTTGATCCAGAGCGCGGCTTTGCTGATCCTGCAGATCCGTTTATGGGTATTACTTCTATCTCTGTATATTTACAGTGGATGGAGACAATGGTGTGTCTTGCTGTTCCGCCTAAGACACTTACAATGGAGCAAGCTGAAAAAGAAGTAGAAGGACTAGAAGGTGTTGTACTGTTTGAAAAAGAAGCAGACATGCTAAACACATTCTTAGACTTGATACAAGACGCAGACATTTTAAGTGGTTGGAACAGTGAAGGATACGATATTCCGTATACTGTAAATCGTGTTTCACGAGTGTTGAGTAAAGATGATACAAGACGTTTCTGCTTGTGGGGACAGTTACCTAAGAAGCGTGAATACGAAAAATACGGGAAGCAAGCTGTTACATTTGACTTAGTAGGTCGTGTACACTTAGACAGTTTGGAACTGTATCGTAAGTACACATACGAAGAACGTCATACATATCGACTGGATGCAATCGGTGAGATTGAAGTAGGCGAAAACAAGGTACCGTATGAAGGTACGTTGGATCAACTGTACAATAATGACTTCCGCAAGTTTATTGAATATAACATTCAGGATACTGCGCTACTAGACAAACTAGACAAGAAGCTACGTTTTATTGACCTCAGTAATACTGTTGCACACGAGAATACTGTGTTGCTACAGACTACAATGGGGGCTGTTGCCGTCACAGAGCAAGGTATTATTAACGAAGCACACAACAGAGATTTACGTGTACCCAATCGTCCTCGTAGAGACGACGAAGAAAATACACAAGCAGCAGGTGCTTATGTTGCATTTCCTAAGAAGGGATTGCACAAGTGGGTAGCGTCAATGGATTTGAACTCACTGTATCCGTCAGTGATTCGTGCGTTGAACATGGCTCCGGAAACTATTGTAGGACAAATACGTCCTGAGATTAGTGACGCTCGTGTACACGAAGACATGACTCTTAAGAAGAAGTCATTTGCAGGCAGTTGGGAAGGACGGTTTAATGTTGAAGAATACGACATGGTTATGGAGCAACGTAAAGATGTTGCACTTACAATTGATTGGGAGGATGGTAGGTCGGACGTACTTTCGGGTGCAGAGATTTATAAACTTGTATTCGACTCACATATGCCTTGGATGCTCAGTGCTAATGGTACTATATTTACAACTGAATTTGAAGGTGTAATTCCAGGTATTCTTAAACGTTGGTATGCTGAACGTAAAGACATGCAGAAGATGTTAAAGAAAGCAAAAGATGCAGAGAACAAAGCAGAAATCGAATACTGGGACAAACGTCAACTTGTCAAAAAAATTAACCTTAATAGCCTATATGGTGCTATTCTTAACCCTGGGTGTCGCTTCTTTGATAAGCGTATTGGCCAGAGTACTACACTAACAGGCAGACAGATTGTTAAGCATATGAGTGCAGAAGTTAACAACTGTATTGCAGGCGAGTATGATCATGTAGGCAAGGCAGTTATTTACGGTGATACTGACTCTGTATACTT